GGCCATACTACACTTTCGGGATCAAGTACATAAAACATCTCGCTTTCTTGTATCATTCTCGGATTAGTATGTTCAGGAATATCTCGTAATTGCTGCATATAATTTTTAAGTTCTTCAGGCACAGTACCTGTTGTCGTAATATATCGTGTTACCATCCAGTCTATTGCTTTTAATTTCTTGTCACGTTGTGCTCGCAAAAGCTGCATAGGCGTAGGTGGAACAAAGTTATCAATCTCTTCTTGGCGGATTTCTTCTAATGTTTTTTCTCGTGGTGGTCTATCTTGAATTATCCATGTATTTTCATTCCATACTATCATCTTGTGTTCATCCTTGTTTGTAGGAGGAGATACATTGGTAGAGAAAGCAGGCATATGGTAAACTCCAGGTTCGAGAGGACTTTCAAATGCTGTACACGTGCCAATGTATTCTTTTGTAGCTTGATTGTAAGAATAAACCTGCATTATTATAGTGTTAAAAAACATTTTATTTTTACAAATATAACGACTATATAGTAAAAACGTTTTGTTAGTAATGTTCAATATATTTTTTTGTACCTTACGTTATAATGAACGTAAGTGAAGTAAAAACAAACCAAATTAGTTCTATTGTTGGTACCGTTGCGTTCTTTGCACGGTCAAGTGCACCGACAGGATGGTTAAAGTGCAATGGTGCAGCTATTAGCAGAACAGATTATGCAGACCTTTTTGACTCCATAGGAACAACCTATGGAACAGGAGATGGTTCTACTACGTTTAACTTGCCTGATTTACGAGGTGAATTTGTGCGTTGTTGGGACGATGGCCGAGGAGTTGATAAGTATCCTACGTATAAGGGATCAAATAATGGTGCAAATTATTCAAATAGAACACTAGATAGTAATGTCCAAACTCATGCTACTGCAAATATATGGGGAGAATTACATTTAAGTGTTACTCGAGGAGAATGTACTGCGGCTTATGCATTTTATGAAACAGATAGATATGCTGCGGAACAAGCAGGGTCGTACAGAAATGCTTCTAATTTTTATTTTTCTAGTAGCAGATATACAAATGCAACTGCAGATCAAGGCAGTGTTTTTGGTGGAGAAACAAGACCACGTAACGTTGCCTTACTTGCTTGCATAAAGTATTAAACAGTCAAGACAGGCCATTGTACACTTTCCATGTCAAGTTTAACAAATGGGTCATCAACTATTATCACACGAGGATTGCTATTTTCAGGAAGGTCACGTAGTTGCTGCATATAAGTTTTTAAATTTTCGCTTACATAACCAAGTGTTGTTATGTCACGAGAAATCATCCATTCGACATCATTTAAACGTTTATTACGTTCGTTACGCAATAGTTCCATTACACTTGGAGCAACGTAGTCTCTTTTGTCTTTTTCTTCTGGTGTCAATTCTCTGGGAGGTTTGTCTACTAAAGACCACATATCGGTATTCCATTTTGCAAGTTTGTCTTCTGGTACAAAAGGTGGTTTTATAGCGGTTGTTTGTGCTGGAAACAAGTAGTTTCCAGGGTTTTTTGGGTCTTCGTCTGCTATTGTAGGTCCAATAAAAATACCAGTTTGTTTATCATAAGAATAAACCTCCATTATTATAACTTTAAAAAATATTTTATTTTTACAAATGCAGCGACTGTGTGATTACTATGTCACGGCGTAACAACAGGCGAAGTTCGCTTAATTTTTTCATTAATATGTGAAACTCATAGTCTTCACATACACTTATTAGATTGTCCACAAGCTGTACTAACAGGTTCATTTGCGTAATAAAATTGCCTTCTGAATAGGAATCCACACCTTCTATGGCACCATATGCAACACCATTGAGCCACTGGTATACCAGTGGCGCGAAGGAAATGTACACAGTCGCATCCATAGACACCAAATAGTCATACAAATAAGAAATGTGCTCGATTTCATACAGCTCGACATCGCCAGAAAATTTTATGAAAAATGCTAGTAAAACACCGAGTTCACACACTGACAGCTCAGAGACCCAGCTAGACATAAGCAGCTCGGTAAGCACTATTTTGTCGTACCCATTGATGCACGATGCAATGTGTCCCTTCGTTGTAAGAACATCTTCGAGTATGTACCCTCGTTGTTCTAGGTCTTTTAAACAGCACACTAAGAGCTCTTTATCACAACTTTTTAAATGTTCCAAGCTGCTTTTTGCCCCTTCATATGCATTCTTTTCCAAAAGAAAATGCTCATAGCGTTTGACAACCTCAGACATACCATGCTCATTTAACAATTTTTCCATAGACATTTTTAATTTTTTTAGCTGGTTTTGTCGTAATGGTTTTTGTACTTTTTCTCGAAGTTCCAAATACTTATGTAAATCTTCGCTAACAAACTCAAAAGTTGGTGGACCATCAGACAGCACTATTTCCAGTGCATTGATTTCACTTCGCACTTCATTACCGTGCATAGACTTTGCAAAAAAGTTTATTATTTCTTCCAAATTTTTCCCGTTTTTTAACAAATCGATGACAATATTCGTGTCTATGTGCATCTTTGAGCTAACGCTGTCAGGTGGATTAGTCATCATATTTTTTAGCTCGTGTAATAGGGGCTTCTCAGAATTTCTTAGAAGACACACTACTATATAACCACGCTTATCGAGCCCTCGTCGTCCAGCTCTTCCGCACATTTGGATAAACTCGTCTGACCCGAAAGGCACCACTCTTTGATGTAGTTCCGAGTAAACATCAAGACCAGTCAACACCACAGTACGTATCGGCATATTGAGTCCGACGGTAAACGTCCCTGTTGCAAACAACACTCGTAAGTAGCCCTTAGCATACAGAATTTCAATAATTTCTTTCAGTAACGGATTCAACCCTGCATGATGCATTCCAATACCCTTAGCCACAAGCTTCCGTAACAACTCGACTTGCAACGACTGTCTTTCGAGCTCTTGGTCACGTTGTAACAAAAAGTTGAACTCATTGACTGCGTTACTTGACCCTTCACTATCAATCAATGGAATAGTAACCTTTGTCGCATAGTGTTCGCAGTTTTTCTTGGACATTACGAAAAATGTAGCTGGAAACAAGTCCTTTTGTTTCAGCAATAACACAGCTTCGTTAAGCTTACGTAAGTCGTTCTTTTCTTCCCATTTTGAATTCAAAACACTAAGATAAGCGTTTGTATCAAAATTCTTTTCGTTGTCCATAATGTGTATTAAGCTATTATCCGCGTACCAGTAATAATCCAATGGAACTTTTCGTTGTGTTACCTCGATAAGATGCAGGTCACGCGAAGGTTGTACTTCCTGTATCCACTGTGCAAATAGCTCAGGACCCTTGATGGTAGCAGAAAGCATTACTTGTTGCACATTTAGCATTGAAATACACGTCTCCCAAACGTTACCGCGCGATGGGTCCTTGATGTAATGCACCTCGTCAAAAATGACACATTTAACGTCTTTCAAAACTTCTATGTCATTCAACAACAGCTTGTTACGCAACACTTCAGTAGTCATTACCACGCATTGACCAGAGGGGTTGATTTTGACGTCCCCTGTTTCGATACCAACGTCGTCAAACGCTTTGCGGAACTCGCTGTACTTTTGGTTCAACAATGCCTTTATGGGTGCAGTGTAAATCACTCTTTTGTTTTCCAGATAAGATAATTTGATAGCTCCAACCGCAACCGATGTCTTACCATTGCCTGTTGCAGCGCAAACAAGAACGTTTCTGTCTTTTTTTATCGAGCTAAGAGCGTGCTTCTGGAATTCATCCAAATGATAGTCAAAGTTACAGTAATCATAGTCACTTTCAGTACATTTTTCGTTATTTTTGTTAAAAATAATCATTTACTTTTAAAGAAAGTAAATCAGTTTCTAAAAATAAAAAATATTTTATAAATGGAAGAAGATTTTTTAGTTTATTTTGACAAAGAACATTTACTTGGTTCGGAATACAGTTCTTACAGTGACCTTTTGAAGCAATGTATAAGTATAAATGCAGTTTCAATACAGTCATCATTAGACATAAATCCTAGTATTATCAAAGAAATATTTGAACATTATTCTTTTGTTGAATACTGCAAAACAATATTGGAAAAGCTTATAAACACATTTAAAGTAGAGCTAAAAAACAAAACTATGAAAGAGTATCCTCAAGAATACTATTTAAACAGTAAGCTAAAAATAGAAAATTGCGGCTATGTCAAAAAGTGTTACGTCAACGGTTACATTGAATACTGTAATGTACACAAATATGAGCATGAAGACCAAGACGAAGACCATGCTTTTATTTACAAAACTCCAAGAGATGCAATGAAAGAGTATAATAATCTTGTGAAGTATTCTTTGTACCAAGATTTTGTCAATGCATTGTGTCTAAAAATCAAACACTACATAGAAGACGTAATAAACACAACTTATGAGGTGCATAAAGTAGAGCTGTCCAAAGAAGTAATCAGTTGGCTCAAAAATCATCCAAACGCTTTTAAAACACGAACAAAACATCAAAGTAAAGTACAAGTATATTTGATGCATCACGAAAGGTCTTCATTTAATAAATGCATAGCGACCCATCGTCTTCCATAATTCCATCACATTCTGATATTAAGCTTGAAAAATCAATAGTTGAAATGTCACCATGTAACTGCTGAATTTTCTCTTTCATAAACAGTTTGTTATCGTGTAATACATATTCTATATCTTCTACGA